TGATGCTGTAAAAGAAGCAGATGTTGCATTAATCTCTGCTGCTGGATATCGTGATCAAGTGAAAGCCATTGTAGAGAAACTTCATGAAGACTTCCCTAGCATCGGTAAAAAGTATTTCAATAAAATGATCCGTACATATCATAAGCAGAACTTCTCAGTCATTGAGACAGAATCTGATGATTTCTCTGAGCTGTACAGTTCAATCGTAAAGTAATATGTCAACCACTCAACAGCGCGGCAAAGCAAAAGATGTCTGGCCTGACTTCAATGTTCTAAACTATAAGCTGTCCGTGTCCAAGAACCTAAATCACTACTCGATTGAAGTTGACGACAACAAGCGCAAGAAGGAATGGGCTATCGACTTTTGGAAAAGCCAAAACAAAAATGTGACTGGGCTGTCCCGTGTGTCAGAGGGATACTTCATTTCGGTCGGTGCTGTTGCTCATATGATACATCAGCGCGGTATTGACTTGGAATCTAACGAGCGAGCATACTGCGATAAGAAGTATGCAGAGTTGATCGAACTGATTCCTCCAACAATTACACCTATTGTCATTGATGTAAAAGACACCGCAGATGTTGAATTTAAAATTCATATGGCAGAGTTCGATGCTGGACTTGATATGTTCTTTAATGGTAAAGTATTTGACTCGAAGAGTTACCTACTTAAACATCAAGTGAAAGGCGCGCAGACAAAACGAATTGCAGATAGCTTGAAAGTTACATTGACAGAGGTGAAAGAAGCACAAGCTGGTCTGTGCCCTGATCTAGTCGAAGGTTATTCATTCTTGACTAAAAAGCAACTGAGTAAGTTTGTAGAATATATCAGTTCGATGATTAGCTCATGTGAAGTTGCTGCTGCCATAACTAAGGCAAGCAGAAAACCGCGAGCAACCAAAGTGAAAACTCCCTTAGAATTGACCAAACACGTCAAATATATGTTAGAAGACCCTGTGAATGGAATAAAATCTGATCACCCATCGAAGATTATTAATGCATTGGAAGCTTGGGTATTTAATGCTAAGACTCGACGGTTGTTTAAGTATGTTGCATTGAAGGGCTCTAAGCTATCCATAAAAGGTACGACGATTATTAATATCGATCCTGAGCAATCAATCGGTAAAATAATTCGATTGCCCAAAAAGCAACTTGTGGGAGTTCAGAACTTTACAATGCGACCTATGCAAAAACTGTTCTCTGATATTAAGGGTACAGCAAGCAAAGCAACTGGCCGCCTGAGCGAAGATACAATTATCATTAAATGTTTCAACTAGGAGAGAACAATGGCGAAGCCAATTTCAGATGTACAGCGTGATGCACTCGCAAGAGGTCGCGCAACCAAAGCAGCAAACAAAGCAGCTCGACTTGCAGCTGGTGAACCTGAACCAATCAAACAAAAGAAAGAAACCGCTATGTCAGTAAATTTATCTCGTGAAGAAGAAGTCTGGATGTTGGCACTAACAGCGGCTATGCGCAACTTAGAAATTAAGAGCGTAGTAAACTTGGCTACATGTGTCCCAATTGCAAACTTAGCACTGCAACTGTTTCAGGCTAAGTTCACAAAATGACCAAGAACCTGCTGATAGATTTTAGTCAGCTGGTGATCGCCGCAGTTGCTGTGAATTCATCTGGTGTCAATCAATCGGATATTAAAAGTTTAGTTAAGCATGTCGCTTTGACAATGCTGTTGAGCTTAAAGAAACGATTCAAGGGTGCCAAGATTATTCTATGCTGCGATTCTAGTACATACTGGCGTACAGGAGTTTTCCCTGCCTATAAAGGGCATCGTAAGCACAAGAAGAAAGACGGTAAGCTTGATTGGGCTATGGTGAAGGAATCATTGCATGAATTGAAATTTGATTTGGCAGAGAACTTTCCATATACAGTTTTAGAAGTGCCGCTGTGCGAGGCCGACGATATCATAGCTGTACTATGCAAGCATTATCAGGAGAACGAACTAGATCAAACTGGTTTATATGAATCTCCTGGAGAGGTGACGATTTGTTCTACAGATCAAGACTTCCAGCAATTGCAAAAATATAAAAATGTATCGCAATGGAATAATGTTACGAAGAAATCTTTAAAGTGTGATGATCCTGCATTGTTTTTGCTAGGCCACATACTGACAGGTGATGATGGTGATAATATTCCAAACATATGCACCCCTGATGCATGGGCAATTGATCGAGCTGAGAACGTAGCAAAGAAACTCAAGGCAACATCATTTATGACTGTGCGAGTTGCAAGCTTCAATGAATTGGGTATCAAGGCATGTGAAAATAAAGCAGAGCAGATGCATTATCGCCGAAATGAAGTGTTGGTCGATTTTGATAACATTCCTGATGCAATATATAATTCTATCATCGAGGCTTATAGCACAACCGAAGTCAAAGGCACCAAGGGCAAAGTTTTCAATTATCTTGCAAAGAACAGAATGAAATTGTTGGTAGGTGACTACGCATCATTCTAAGGCAAGTCGTTTTGACTGACCATGCTGCGGCTGATATAATTAATCAAGGAAAAACAAAATGAAACAACTTAACATCAAACCCATACATGCATACGAGTTTTTAGACTTGATTGCATCTAAAACCGATCCTGTAGAATTTAATAAAGCTCTGCTGGAGTATGGCTCTAAGACACCATTAAACGCAATTCTAAGTTTGAACTTTAATCACACGATTAAAATGGACTTGCCAGAGGGTATGCCCCCAATGGACACAAAAGATATGGACGCTCTCACACATCCTGACTTTATGGGATTGCTATCTTCTGGTCTACACAGATTGCGTCATTGCTTAGTAAGTAGCGACCTAAAGAAATTTAAAAAAGAGCAGATGTTTTATGATGCACTGATTAACTGTCCACTGAGGGATGCTGAAATTCTATGTTCAGCTAAAGATCATGCACTGGAAGAATTGTATCCTACCATTACTGCTGCCAAAGTCGCTGCCCTGTTTCCTGCTTACGTGAAATTAGATGAACCCAAAGTGGCATAACTTATATTTGGACATCGCAGATAGACTTGCGCAAGAGTCTCATGCTGTTCGACTAAAAGTCGGCGCAGTGTTTGTATCTCCTGATGGTATTATGTCCACTGGTATAAATGGTCTACCTGCTGGTGCCAGTAATGTATGCGAAGAGTCGGTCATTATAGGAATTACAGAGACTATTGATATGCATGGTAATAAATCTAGTCAGCATGAATACGGTTTGAAGACACTACCCCATGTCAATCACGCCGAGGAGAATTTGTTCGGCAAGATAATGCAACAGGGTATATCAGCAAAGGGTGGTAGAATTTACATAACACACGCTCCTTGTATGCAGTGCGCCAAAATTATAGTTGTGGCGGGGATATCAGAAGTGCATTATAGGCGTGAGTATAGGACCATTGGTAATGGTGTGTCTTGGTTGCTGCAAAACAATATAAAAGTTCTTAGAGGATAAAAAAAATGCCAATTTATGATTATACCTGTCGTTCCTGCAACATCACATGGGAAGATGTTCTACCAATGGCAGACAGAAAACTTCCTGAGTCTCAACCATGTCCTCATTGCGGTAGTCATGCAGGCCAAGTGCTGCAAACTGCTGCTAATACTAACTTGGGTATCGGATACAGTTTTCAGACTACAAGAGATATGAAGACGTTAGCTAGATCGAAATTTCAAGATAAGCTATCTGAAATTCACGCCAACAATCCAGGCTCGATTTTAGATCAGACTTCCAAGATTACTCCCATATCACTGTGATGCTAAATACTTAAAGCAACTCCCTCCAAAATAATTAAAAGGAAAGTAACATGGTATCATTTGAGTTAGATTCAGACAGTATACCAACCGATATGCAACAACCTAATACTGGACACATCAAACTGCTCTTCGGAGAAATCGATTTCGAATCTTCTGAGGATGTTTGTGCGTGGATATTAAATGCGAACTTTGCACCAGTGAAGCCAGAATTTCTTACGCTGATCATTAACAGTCATGGTGGTACTCTGACTGATGGATTTGCTATCACCGATATTATGGCAAGCTCTGCTATACCAGTTCGCACAATTGGAATCGGTCAAATTCAATCAACTGGTCTTATGATCTTCATGGCAGGAGCTAAAGGTCATAGAGTAATGTCTCCTAATACAAGTGCAATGTCGCACCAATATTCAACTGAGACAGTCGGAAAGCACAACGAGCTAGTTAACATACAAAAAGAATTTCACTTGACCCATAATCGAATGATTGGTCATTATGTTGAGCACACTGGATTGTCAACTAAAGATGTCATTAAACATCTGCTTCCTTCTGCTGACATTTTCTTATCAGCTGAGGACGCTTTAGGTTTTAACATCTGCGATACAATCGACAATCGGTGTCTTTATCTGTAGACGGGAATAATTTGACATTTAACTAAGTACAGAGTATACTGATTCATCAAATCAATAAAGTGTCGGAGATGCAAATGAGAAACAAATTTGAGATTAGGATCGCTGACAAGGTAATCATTCCAGACATTATGATATTCCCTGGTGGTGAAGTTAAAGTGAATATTGGTGAGCAGCCTACTTATTTTCAGGCAACTATACTTGCGCATTTGTTTAATTCGGATGATGTAATGACCCTTGTTATGCTCGTAGATGCATTACGAGAAGTCGGTGTAACGAAGATTCGCCTCACTATGCCGTACCTCCCTTATGCCCGCCAAGATCGTGTATGTAACGCTGGCGAATCATTCTCCCTGCGAGCATTTGCAAGGATTATCAATTCATTGAAATTTGCCAGCGTTGGTGTATTTGATGTTCACTCACGAGTTGCACATAATCACATTGATCGCTTGATTAATATTCATCAAGCTGAAATAATGATAACGAATGCAGCTGTAGTTAATTGGCTTGCTCACGATCCTAGTATGACTTATATTGTTGCTCCAGACAAAGGATCGGTTGATAAGGCGAAAGCTGTCGCCAAGGCTTTTGATTGTAGGGGTGTAATTTTTGCTGAGAAGGAGCGTGACTTAACAACTGGTAAAATCATTCGTACCTTTGTTAAAGATTTGCCATCGGATGTACACGATTGCAGATTATTGGTCGTCGATGATATATGTGACGGTGGTAGAACATTCGTCGAGTTAGGCAAAGTGCTACCATATTGCAAAGACTTATCGCTGTATGTTACTCATGGGATTTTTAGTCAAGGTAAGAATGCTCTGTTGTCTCCTGGAAATGATTACGACTTCCCGCAACTGACAGGTGTGTATAATAATGTATGGTCTGCAATAGATTTTAAAGAGTATAAATAAATTTATGGTGTAGTCGAGGTACCAATCAGAAATCCTCGTCATTTAGAAAGGAAATATAATGTCACGACCAATCGGACTTATAAGTAACAACCCGTTGAACGCAATTGATTTTTACAAAAGCGGTCACGGTAAGCAATATCCTGCAGGGACTACTGAGGTTTATTCTAACTTCACTCCTCGCAGCATCAAGCACTTGAATGTGGAAATGGATTTGTATGATGGTAAAATCGTGTTCTTCGGTTTGCAGTCATTCATTAAATCATTCCTGAAAGAAGCATTCGATGAGGGATTCTTTAAACAACCTCTTGAAAATGTTTTGAAGCAATACAAACGCCG